TTACTGGATACATGGCATCTACCAAAGGGGGTGTCTGAAGCTTATATCAAACAGCTAACTGCAGAGGAGAAGGTCACATCTCGGAACAGGCGATCTGGTAAGGTGACAACTGTATGGCAGATTAAGCAAGGGCGGAAACGAAACGAGGCGTTTGACCTCGAAGTACTCCAGTTACTCGGAGCTGATATGCTGGGTCTGAAGTTCTATGCAGGACAGAAGAGAGTGTTCTTATCTGATGGGCCGCCGATTAAGAAAAAGACCCAGAAGATAGTCGTAGCAAAACCAGCGGCTAAATCGAATTGGATGACAAATGGAAGATAAGAAAGCCTGTGATACATTCATAACGATCCAAGTAGCGGCAGACATTCTATCCTGTACTCCGCAGTTTATATATACGCTGATTGGGTCCGGTGATCTGAAGGCCATCAAGCTGGGTAGCCGTGCCTTGCGTATCTCTGTAGAATCTCTCCATAATTTCATCGACAATAACTGGGTCGATCCTGAGACTTATCGCGTGGAAGAGGATGAAAAGAAGCCTCTGAAGCGTGGTGGAGCTGTCACAGCGGGAGCCCGGTCTGAATTCATGTCTCGATAACCTACCTTTTTTTCAACCGAATACGTTCGAAGAATGTGGGCGGCATTGAAATGATTCAAAACTATTGGTAGTCTGGCATCACTTGTTACTCCTCGGAGGGGCAGATGAGCGATGCTACATTATTAGCCGCAATAGATACAGCCATTTTACAACTCGTTGCCGGACAGCGTAAAGTTATGCTGACGTTCGGAGACAAATCCATTCAATACGGACAGACAAACCTTGCAGACCTCAGAGCACTCAGAGACTCGACCGCCGCGGATATTGCGACAGCGGCAGAGGTCACTGCTCCTCCCAAGTATGTGTTAGCCAGATTCAGCAAAGGACTCTAATGAAATACCTTTCGATTCTCGATCATCATGGTAGACAAATCCCTGTGAAGGCGAGTGGTTTTCAGGGTGCTGGTTCCGGGCGTAGGCTTGGGGCATGGTCTCCATCTACATCGGGGCCTACCTCTATTGTAACTAATAGCTTATCTTCTCTTCGTTCTCGCTCTCGGGACCTTATACGGAACAATCCACTGGCTGATGGGGGCTCTGATGACTATGTAGCCACCGTGATTGGGACCGGGCTGAAGCCTCGCTGGTATAAGCTGGATACTGAGGAACGTGCGGTGATGCAAGATCACTGGGCCGATTGGTGTGAAGAGGCCGATCTTACTGGGAAGCTGAGCTTTTACGGGCTTCAAAGTCTCGTATGTCGCGGTCTCCTCGATGCTGGTGAGTCACTCACACGAATCATAAGAACTCCTGTCCGATCCACGGATAAGTTTCCTCTCAAGCTTCAGGTCTTAGAGGCTGACCATCTTGATGAGAAGTATTCCATGAAGGTGAATAATAAGATGATCCGCATGGGTATCGAGATCAATGATATGGGTATCCCTGAGTTCTATCATCTCTGGAAAGAGCACCCGGGTGAATCGTTCATCGGAAGTAACCTTGATCGTGTAGCGGTACCTGCAGATGATATAATGCACGTCTTTAAAGTTCTCCGGGCAGGTCAGTTGAGAGGCCGTCCGGGGCTGTCCTCGATCATCGTAAAGCTTTATGACCTCGATCAGTATGATGACGCGGAGCTGATCCGTAAGAAGGGCGCGGCAATGTTCGGCGGGTTCCTGTACGAGGAGGAGAAATCCAAGGATTATCCTGACCCGACAGAGTATCTGGGGCGAAGTGATGGTGTAGATTCAGAGGATCAAAATATAATAGCCTTTGAACCGGGAACCTTTCCGAAGCTTCCTCCGGGTCTGAAGGTGGAATTCTCTGAACCCGTTGATGTGGGGGAAATGTATGACCCTTGGATGAAGAAACAGTTACGAGATATAGCAAAGGGGTTTGGGTTGACATACGATATGTTCACAGGTGACCTCTCCAACGTGAACTTTTCAAGTATTCGGGTTGGGTTGAACGCCCTGAAGAGGCGTGTCACGCAGTTACAGCAGGAAGTTATCATCTTCCAGTTTTGTCGTAAGGTTATGCAGGAGTTTTTAAGATCGCTGGTGCTTACCGGGCGGCTGGGAGTGAGAGAATACACACGGAAGTACAGTGATGTCCTCTGGACCCCGGACAGGTGGCCCTCTGCCAACCCGTTGCAGGATTCACAGAATGACTTATTGGAAGTACAGGCCGGATTCGCTTCAAGGTCTAAGAAGGTGAATGAACGTGGCGAAGATGTGGAGAAGGTTGATAAGGAACAGACTGAAGACCTTGCTCGGGAGACGACCTCCGGTCTTGATTACTCTTCGACCGTAAGATTGCAGACAGGAGCCGGTGATGAATAACGCTAATCCTTTGAGGTTTTTTACTAATCCGTTGCTGATGGAATTCACAGCGGTTCAGGATTTGATGGGTATGCTCAACACTCGGGCCGCGTTGCTGGACTTTAACCCTCAAGCCATAACGCAAAATACGGTAAACCGCTCCGCTGTCATCGCTGTCCATGGGGTTCTCACATATAGACCTGACATAATCTCCATGCTTTTCGGAGATGGGACAGATTATATGTCTATCCGGGAGCAGTTTCAGGCCGCTCTGGATGATGGTGACACAGACAGAATCATTCTCGATGTTGACTCTCCCGGTGGAGAGGTTGCCGGGATGTTCGATCTTGCAGACGACATCTTCAACGCCAGAGGAAAGAAGCCGATCATCGCAGTTCTCAATGAATCTGGATACTCGGCGGCGTATGGTATCGCAAGCTCCGCAGATAGGATTTATGCACCGCGAACAGGCGGTGCTGGTAGTGTCGGTGTTATAGCCGTTCATATTGATCAATCAGGGTATGATGAAAAGCTGGGGGTGGCGTATGAAGTAATCAAGGCTGGACAATTTAAGGATGACTTTGATCCTCATTCCCCGCTCAGTGCAGATGCGCGTGCGAGGATTCAGGCTATAATTGACGCGGACTATGAGTTATTCGTTAACCTCGTAGCACGGAATAGAGGACTTAATCCTTCTGACGTGAGGGCTCAGGAGGCCGGTCTTTATTACGGCAAGGCCGCTGTTGATGCTGGGTTGATAGACGCGGTTCAGTCGTGGAAACAGGTGGCAAGCAAGTATCAAATACGAAAAGGAGGTTTTGATATGCAGACTATCGTAGATCAGGTACGAGCCCTTATATCAGGTGATAAGGAGACTGATGAGGCCAAGGTTATTGAGGCCATGGGTTATGTGCCGAAACTGGCAGAGGGGGCTGTGGTAACGACCGCTATTGATATGCAGGCTGGAATTGATGCGGCTGTACTGGCGGCTCTGGAGACGGCAAAGGCGGCGGCGAAGACGGAGCTTGAGACAGCGGTTTCCGGGGTAACGGAGAATATCAACGGGCTGGTTGAACTCTGTACCCTGACCAAACGGGTTGATCTTCTCGGAGGGTTTATCAATGAGAAGCTGAGCCTTGATGATGCGAAGGTAAAGCTCCTCGCGGCTCAGACTCCGGGTGATCCGAACCATGTGGTTTCAACCGTAGACCCAGCCTCATCGGGTGGACCGAATGCCCTTCTCGATGATGCGAAGGAACGGGCTGAGAAGAAAAAATAATACGTCACGCGTGACGTAAAAGAAGGAGGAATTAAGATATGTCCGTTATTATTGAAAGTAATTACCTTCGGGATATAATTCGGAGTGAGCTTGATGAGGCAGGCCGATTTTCCCGTAAGCAGGTGACCGTTGTTGATGGGCAGGAGGTTTCCATGGGGTCAGTCCTCGGGAAAGTACTCTTTGATACTCCCATCGTCGGCACGGCGGCTGTCGGGAATACCGGAGGAGGTACGGTTGCGTCGGTGCTTGCAAAGGCTAAGACTCAGGTAGGGACGTACACGATCACCTGTACGGAATATACCGCGAGTCCCCTCGCCGCTGTGTTCGAAGTTTATGATCCTGACGGGAACCGAATGGAAGATGCAGCCTTGGGCGCGAACTTGAATGAACAGCTTGGTTTCTTGATCGCGGACGGCTCCCCGGTTATTACAGTGGGAGATGAATGGACAGTCGCTGTAGCGGTAGGCTCTGGCGAAGTCCGGGCAATCAATTTCGATGGTGTGGATGGGACCCAGAAGGCATACGGAGTTTCCATCGCGGCCTACGACGCTTCTGACGCTTCTGTTGAAGGCGTAGCAGTCATGAGGGATGCTGTGGTTATTGAAGCAAATCTCATTTGGCCTACCACTTCACCGGAAGTAACTGATGCAGAAAAAGCACAGGCCATGCGTGAGCTGGCCGTGGTAGGAATCGTTCCCCGGGATGAGGGATAACGACGAAGCACAATAATTAGATAAGGAGGAACTATTAAGATGATTCTCAATCCGTTTGAAACAGATAATTGTTTTGACTTCGTGTCCCTTACGCAGTCGATCAACATACTCCCGAACAACTATGGGAGAGTTGGTCAGTTGGGCATATTCCCTGATAAGGGTGTGCGGACCAGATCGATTATCGTAGAAGAGATGCACGGTGTTCTCAACCTGCTCCCGACTCTGCCTGTGGGGGCTCCCGGAACTCAGAACAAGATGGGAAAGAGGAAGGTACGGAACTTCACCGTTCCGCATATCCCTCTGGATGATGCTATCCTTCCCAGCGAGTATGAGGGAATCCGTGCATTTGGTTCGGAGACGGCAGTAGCTACGTTGTCCACGGTGATGAACGATCACCTTCAGGCGGCGCGGAACAAATTTGATATCACTGTCGAGCATCTCCGTATGGGGGCATTGAAAGGTGAAATCCTTGATGCCGATGGTACGACCCTATACGATCTTTTTGATGAGTTTGATATCACCCAGAAGACCGTAAACTTCGCCCTTACGACATCCACCACGGACGTTCCGGCGAAGTGCCGAGAGGTCATCCGTCATGTTGAGGATAACCTTAAAGGCGAGGTTTATACGTCAATTCGGTGCCTGTGCTCCAGCGTGTTCTTTGATGCGCTTATCAGCCATGCCATTGTCAAGGGGTACTATCTCAACCACGCGGCGGCGATGCAGTTAATTAGTGGTGATCCGAGAAAGGGTTTTTCCTTTGCGGGTATTACCTTCGAAGAGTATCGCGGAACTGCCACGGACATCGACGGGACGACACGTCAGTTTATTAAGACTGAGGATAGCCCTGTTAAGGGTTGGGCGCACTTCTACCCCGAGGGAACTTCACAGTCCTTCAACACGATCTACGCACCCGCGGACTTCGTGGAGACGGTGAACACCATCGGTATGCCCCTGTATGCCAAGCAAGAACTGGCAAAATTCGGGCGAGCCATTGACCTGCATATTCAGAGCAACCCGCTCCCGATATGCTATCGACCGGCCCTGTTGGTGGAAGGAACCTCCAGAAGCTAAGGGGAGGAGGTTGTCATGTTTAGTTCAGTTACAACTGGTAAATCTCAGGGTGACGGTGCATTCAATGTTGAACTTAGTTATTTTGACAATATGTACCGTCATCAGGTTCAGGTAGAGGTAAGCGCCGCTCCGCTCGCTGGCACCTTAACGGTCGCTGTGCGATCTCCAGAAGCAACAGATTTTGTTGATTTGGATGGGACGTTTGACCTTACCGGTGATGACCTGCTAAAGATATTCGGGCCTATATTCGCGGCAGAGATTCGCTTTACTCCGGCAGGCTTTGATGCCGCCAAAACCTATAACGTAATCGTTACTTCCGGGGTAGCAGGATAATGGCAACTGATAAGAATTTCAGGCCCACTCTTGTTACTGCTACTCTGCAAACCCCGGTTGTGAACGCTAATCCGGAACTTGTCAACGGGGGGGCGCAGGCCGTTCTCGACTCGAATGGTCTGCCCCTGCTCGATTCGGATGGCAGGGTGATTTATGGGGCTTCGTGAGGT